TGTTCCCCGGACCGAGCAGAAGGTGCAGCTGGCGAAGCAGGCTACCGACTACGTCAACTATCTGTTCGTCGAGAAGAATGACGGTTTCCTCAACACCAACTCGGTTCTTGACGACGGATTGATTCGCCGGCTCGGGTGCTTCAAGTGGTGGTGGGAGGACAGCCGGCGTGAATCTCAGACGGCCTCGGGACTGAATCAGGACGCCTTGTTCTCCCTGGTATCCCGGGACGACGTCACGCCGACCAGTCTGGAATCGCACCCGGCGGAAGAGGACGGTGACGAAGAGACGTTCGACGTCGAGTACACCGTCGCGCTCCCCGGGCGTATCCGGATCGCGGCCGTTCCCCCGGAGGAAGTCGTCTACGATCGGGGCGCCCGTTCGATCGAGGACGCCCTGATCTTCGGTCACCGCCGGGCGTACCCCAAGGGTGACCTGATTGCGATGGGCGTCCCGGAGAGTGCGTTCGAAGACCACGGTGGTGTCAGCGGCACCCTGGAGTACAACGCCGAGAAGACCCAGCGCCGGAATGCGGTGGGCGAGAACATTGGGTCGACTCCTGATGCCGGCGATGCGAACAATCTCCACGAGTACGGCGAGTATTACATCCGGCTTGACGTGGATGGCGACGGGTTCGCGGAGCTGCGGAAGATTTGCACGCTGGGCCCGGCGTTCTACCCGGTCCACAACGAGCCCGCCCCGGAGCGTCCGTTCGCCCCGTTCTGCCCGATCCCCGAGGCCCACACCCTGAGCGGCCTGTCGTACGCCGACCTCACGATGGACCTGCAGCTGATCAAGTCGAACCTGTCGCGCGGTATGCTGGACAGCTTTGCTCTGTCCATCTTCCCCCGGACCGCGTTCGTCGAGGGGCAGGCCAGCGTTGAGGATATTCTCAACACGGAGATCGGCGCGCCGATCCGCATGAAGCGGGACAACGCGGTGATGCCGTTCACGCACCCGTTCACCGGCGAGAAGGCGTTGTCCATCCTCTCGTACTTCGACGAGGAGGGCGAGGGCCGCACGGGCCAGACCAAGGGCGCCATGAGCATGGATTCGGACGCCCTCCAGTCCTCGACTAAACAGGCCGTCAACGCCGCCGTGACGTCCGCCCAGGAGCGGACGGAAATGGTGGCCCGCGTGTTCGCGGAGCAGTGCTACAAGCGGATGTTCCGGGGCGTCTACCGGCTACTGGTCCTCCACCAGCCGAAAGCAGAGATCGTGAAGTTGCGCGGCCAGTACGTGAATGTCGATGTGTCCGCGTGGGACGCGGACATGGATGTCATCGTGACCGTCGCCCTTGGGACGTCGCTTCCGGAGCAACGGATCGAACGGCTGACGCTGATCGCGGCGAAGCAGGAGCAGATCATGCAGCTTGCCGGCCCGGACAATCCGTTGGTGAGTCTCGCACAACTCCGGAACACGTACGCCCGCATTCTGGAGTTGAGCGGCGAGCGCGACATCTCGTCGTACTTCAAGCCGGTCGACCCGAACTATGCACCGCCGGCACCCCCGGCCCCACCCCCGTCACCCGAGCAGATCCTAGCCGAGGCCCAGCTCCAGATCGAGAAGATGAAGATCGAGAAGGAGCTGGAGATCAAAGCGGCCGAGCTGGCCTTGAAGAAATCGGACCAGGACCACGAGCACCGGATGGCGCTCCTCAATCATGAGTTTGAGATTACCAAACTCTCTCATGAGTTGACTCTCAAGCGCTATGAGATAGACGCCAAGAACGACACCCTGCACACCCAGCAGCAGGAAGAGCTGGAGGCCAAGGCCGAGGAGCACGCGCTGCGGCTGATGACGGAAGACCACGAGCGGCAGCGCGAGGACGCCGCCGATGAGCGGGCCCGCGAGGATGCGGAGCGCGAACGCCAGCACCAGCTGGAGGTGCTGACTCGCGAACAACAGCACGAAGTGATGACGCAACAGCCCGACGCCAACATGGCTGCCAGTGAGCCCGCCACAGATGTCCCCGCAGCGGAGTGATTTGACGGAGAGCGCGCTGCGGCGGGACCAGCGCGAAGCCGCCGAGATCGTCGGCGGGCGAGAGGCGAAGGATTTGATGAGCAACTCCGCCTTCAAGCGGGCCTGTGCCGAACTGGAGGCGAAGTACACCGACGCCTGGAAGCGCGGCCAGACCACGCTCGATCGCGAGCAGGTTTGGTACCGGATGCAGGCCCTGACGGATGTGGCGGCTGCCCTGCGGGCCGCCTGGGGCAGCGGAACGATCACGGAAGGAATCCGTGACAATCGACTCGCGGCGGAGAGCCGCGAGGGCTAGGGGGTCATTTTGACCCATACTTGACAAGCAGGACGAGAGATATTAGATTTCATGCCCGGTTTGAACGACGACAGCACCGAGATCGACCCGACTGTCGACGCAGCCGCCCACGCGATCGAAGGCTTGCTCTCCGACGAGGAGGACACGCAGCCCGACGCCGACGCCAACGCCACGTCTGAAGAAGACGCAGCTGAGGCAGCCGAAGACACCGACGAGGAATCCTCGGAGGAGTCTGAGGAGCAGTCCGAGGACACCGAGGAAGAGGCCCCCGCATCACAGCAGCCGGCGACGGTCAAGGTCAAGGTAAACGGACAGGACGTCGAGGTTACGCTGGAAGAGGCGCTCAAAGGCTACTCCCGGACCCAGGACTACACGCACAAGACGCAGTCGCTCGCGGATGAACGGAAAGCGTTCGTCGCCGAGCAGACGGCGATCCGTGCGGAACGTCAACAGTACGCCACCCAGCTCGTCCAGCTGGAGCAACTGATCAACAGCCAGTCGAAAGAACCGGATTGGGATGCCCTCCGAGCGGAGGACCCTGCGGTGTTCGCACAGACACACGCAGCCTGGCAGGTTCACAAATCTCGTATGGAAGCCCTCGCCGCCGAACGTGAGTCGACGCTCCGCAAAGTCCAAGCGGACGAAGACGCCTCGTATAACGAGCGGCTCGTAGGGGAGCACCAGAAGGTCGCGGAGTTGATCCCCGACTGGAAGGACGAGACGAAAGGCCCCGCGCTACGAAAAAGCCTGGTGGCCTACGGTCAGGAACACGGATTCTCGGCGGAGGAGTTGAACGGGGTCGCGGATAGTCGCGCACTCGTGATGCTCCACAAGGCGATGCTCTACGACAAGGCGAAAGCCGAGAAGAGCGCCGCCGCGCCGAAAGCGAAGGCCAAGATCGAGAAACTCCAGTCGGTGGCCCCGGGATCGAAGGGCACGACCCGCCCTGAAGTATCCCAGTTGACGCGGCAGAAGCAGAGGCTCGCGAAGACCGGCGACATACATGATGCCGCCGCAGCCATCGAACTTATGCTCGGATGAGGTAAGCCTCTCCGGGCACCGAGAGATATAGCAGCACATGGCAGCGATCACGAACACGTACAAGACCGCGACCGTCATCGGTATGCGGGAGGACCTGTCGGACCTGATCAGCAACATCTCGCCCACGGCCACGCCGTTCACCACGGCCGCCGGACGTGGCAAGAAAGCGAAAGCGACCCGCGTGGAGTGGCAGCTCGACTCGCTCGCGGCGGCAGACAACACCAACTATCAGTTGGAAGGTGACGACGTCACGTTCCCGGTCGTGTCCCCCACGAGCCGCGTTGGGAACATCTGCCAGATCCTGAGCAAGGCGCTCATCCTCTCCGACACCGCCGAGGAAGTCGACAAGGCGGGCCGCAAGAGCGAATTGGCGTACCAGATCGCGAAGCGCGGCAAGGAGCTGAAGCGCGACCTGGAGAAGATCACCATCGGCACGAACCAGGGCGCTTCGACGGCCGATCCGCGCAAGATGGCGTGTATGCCGGCGTTCCTCCGCACCAACGTCGTTGACGGCGGTGGCGCGGCAGCCGATCCGAGCGCGCCGTCTGGTGGTCTGTACACCGGCACGCGCACGGCCGGCACCACGCAGACCTTCACGGAAGACCTCCTGAAGGATGCGCTGCAGCAGATGTACACCAGCGGCGGCGACGTCGATGGTGCTGTGCTCATGGTGGACCCGACGCAGAAGACGATCGCGTCGACGTTCGCCGGCATCGCGACCCCGTTCAAGAACGTTGGTAGTGGTCAGGCCACGATCGTGGGTGCGGTGGACGTGTATGTGAGCGACTTCGGTGAGATCTCGATCGTACCGAATCGCTTCCAGCGTTCGCTCGATGCGTGGGTGCTCGATTTCGCTCTCATCCGCTTGCGTGACCTCCGCCCCTACCAGGTGAAGGACCTTGCGAAGACGGGTGACGCCACCAAGAAGTACATGGTGACGGAGACGACCCTCCAGGTCGATAACGAGGCCGGTCTGGCCCTGATCACAGACCTTGTGTAAACGAACCCTGATCCTCGGGGCTGTGGCGCTGGCCGTCGCATTGTGCGGCGCCGCTGCCCTCCGGCATCATGTGGCGTCTACATTCGACATCGCCGCCGGGCAGTCCAAAGCTGCCCGCACGGCCCTGTCGCAAGCCCTCCACGACGCCGAACAGGCGTTACGTGTGGCGGAGTCTGCCACGCAGGAGGCACAACGTTCCCGCCGAGAGCGGGACGCGGCCAAGCACCGCGCCGACTCTGCGGCGGCCGTCGCGGCCTGGGATCGCGCGCAGTTCGCCGCATTCGCGGCGGCCGCGCCGGATACCTGCCGCGACCTTGTACGGGCCGCAGAGGCCGCGCTGGTGGCGAAGGACACGGTCGAGGCCCACCTCCGAGGGGCCCTCGCGGCGTCCGAAACCGAAGCAGCGCAGATCCTGTTGGCCCGCGATTCACTCCGGGCGGCGTTGGCAAAGGTGATCCCTGCCGGCGCAACGCTCGTCTCAGCCGACGCGAAGTTAGAGCGTGCAGCACGCCCCTCCCTATTCACGCGGATACTTCCCCGCCCCGGCATCGGCGCCGCCGCCGGATTCGACGCCCTTGGGCAGCCGCGAATCATCATTGGTGTGACGTTTGGGTGGCCGTTTTGATCGAAAGCAAGGTGCTCGGGTTTGATACGGAAGCGGGCGTCGTCGAGACGTTCCACTACGATCACGCGAGTGATGAAATCATCATCGAGAACACGCAGGACGTCGACTCGATCACGGAGCTGAACCGCGCCCTCGCAAACGACGAGCGGACGGACTGGCGTGGACGCAAGGTCCACCGGGTCGCGTCGATCCCCGTGGCGCTTCTGCCGGAGCTGGAAAAGAAGGGGATCATGACCGCTGCGGGCGTCATCATGGACAAGAAGGCACTCCGTCGTTGGTTGAATGATCGTGACAATCTCGCGTTCCGTACGAAGCTGGGGCGTATCTAAATGGCTCTCAACACGTACGCGGCCCTGCAGACGGCGATCCTCACCACGCTAAACCGGCCGGAGCTGACGACGGACGTGGTCGACTGGATCACGCTGGCCGAGGCGACGATACGTCGGAGGCTGCGTCGGTCCACGACGCGGGGCACACTCACCTTCGTGACGGGCAACTTCAGCAAGGCCCTGCCGGCGACGGTGAGCGAAGTCCGGTCACTGGCGCCGCAGGCGTCTCTCAGCGCGGGATCGATGACGATCGGGGGCCCGCCGTTAGCGCGCGGTACGATGGACCAGGTCCAGGAGATCTGGAGCCAGCACAAGACGACAGGACTTCCCCGTGTGTACGCCGTGGTCGACGGGAACGTGTATCTGGCCCCCGCCCCCTCCGATCTCTATCTCGTCTATGACCTGGTCAGCTACGACGCGCTCGTGTCGGTGTCGTCTGACACGGCGCTGCTCGTGGAGGCGCCGGACCTGTACCTCTACGGCGCGTGTTTGGAGTCGGCGCCGTTCCTCCAGCACGACGAGCGGATACCGGTGTGGCAGGAGAGGTTCGACCGCGCGATCGCGGAGCTGAACGAGAAGCGGCAGAACGAAGAGTTTGGCGCCAGCCTCTCGCGGCCTCGTCTCCCGATGAACTTCGGCTGATGGCCGAGCAATTCGACCTTGGCCG